TTGAATAATGGCTACATCCCCCCAGGTAAAAGGATTACTTCCCCACTTACCTACTCGGATATCACCCCATTTCAAAAACTCCTTCATTATATATAAATATAAGAAATATTTGTATATATACTATTATGGTTTAGTTTTATTAACATTAACCATAAACTCTTCTTGTGTATTAGATACTTCTAAACCAAATATTACCTGGCTAGTACTAAATGCTCTGTTAGCACTTGCTACTTCTCTATTTAAGCTATCTGGAATGATGTATCCATTCATTACCATATCAAAGGTAGTCTTAACTGTTCTATCTGCACCCTGTTCCATAACTATTTGATTAGAATATGAATCAATTAAGCTCTTAAATTGATATTTCGACGGATCCCCCCAATAACTATTAGAAGCAAAGTTAATAGCTTCTATTAATTTATTCATTTGTTCAACAAAATCAGTATAAATGATACAGTTATATGATACTTTTATGTAATCTGGAGGAAAAGCTACTACATATTCTTTACTTTGTACTCTATTAGTTAGTACATTAAAATTATCGTATACATTTCTTCTATTAAACTTCTTTTCAGCTAATATAATATTACTAACTTTATTACCATCTAATTTATTTCCTATGTCTCTAACCGGGGTTATGCTGCTTTTTCTAAAAACTATTAATGGAGATTGAACTTTTCCATTACCATCCCTGTAATATCCATCAGCCTGGATAGCTTTCCATCTTTCAGGGGATCCGTATAGTACGGGTACTTGTATTCTAGTATTATTTTGTATTACTGATAGCTTTAAAACTTCATCAAAATAATATAAAATAGCTTCATCAATATCTTTTATACCTACAGATACATTTCTATCTGTATCATTATTTAAAGATATCTCATTTGCACGGTTAAATTCCGGCTGACCTGGGTTTACGACTTCAGAATAAACACTATTAGGATTACCTGTGGTTGGATCATACGGCATTACGAGTTTATTCATAAACTCTCTTCTATTTTCCGGTCTTGGTTTATAGTTTTCTGCCATTTTATCTTACTTCTGTGATTCCCAATTTATCCGCTCTTACATAATGCGTTTCTAATACTATAGAAAAGCTATTACCGAAATTACCTAATCCATCGGAATAAACATAATCATTATCTTTACCTACTATGAATTGATTCTCGTTAACATTACCTACTTCATAATAGTTTTCATAGTACATTACTATATCTCCTACTTCAGGAAATACTCCTGCATCTACCATATCATCTTTTAAGAATCTAAATACAGCATCACGGAATGAGTCCGGACCGTAATCTTCCATAGAGGTTGTAAAATCACCTCTTTCTATTAAACAATTAAATAAAACTGGACCTATATATTGTTTGGTTAAGCTTTCTCCGTAAATATTTGCCGGAGTATCGTCTAACACAACTTTATAGTACCCAACTTGCTGGGTTATAATATCATTTACTAATTCCTTAGAAAATATTTTAAAAGTATCAATGTCTCTTGCACTTCCAAATAACGCCATAATATTATCCTATATAAATAAACATTGGAACCTCAGATACTGTAGATTTTATAGCTTGGGCTTCAGCCTGTTTTCTTTCTAATTGTTTTTGTCTTGTTGTTTCATCTAAATCTCCTCTTAATTTTTCAATTAATGCTACTTTTTCAGTTCTTGCATCAGTTAAAAGGTCCCCTTGATTCATAGAAGTTTCAGCCCCCGGTATAGGAATAGTAGGAAACTTACCTCTCACATATCCTAGCATTTCTTTTGCTAGAGCAGCTGTATATTCAAAGATCCAATACCGACCTGGAGCGTTTATTTGTGTGTATGAAGGGTTGTTATACGGGACATTACCCATATTAGTTACTCTATTTACTGATCCTGAGTATGGCCCAGTTGATGGACTTAAAGTTTCTGATTTTTTAGAATATTCAAACCTTAATTTACCACCTTCCTCAGTAGGAATAGGAAATAATTTAAGTTTATTATTAACTAATTCAAAAGAATAATGTGATCTTCTTACATAATCTGACATTTCTATTGCCTGAACTCTCTCAATATCCCAGTAAAGAGGAAACATCATATAAGATACTGCCGGAGAAAGTGATGCCCAACCAAAAGTTTCCATTAAACCTTGGTAATTAAATCCAGATCCTAGGTAAGGATCGAAATATCTAACAATTGCTGGTGAGTTTTCGTAAAATATTCTTCTGATTACGATAGAATCTCCTTGAGATAAAGAAGCTGATGCTTGAGCCCATGCATTTAGGTCATAATTCTGCTCATGTCTTTTTAATTCTAAGGAACCAGTATACCATTCCACATATCCGCCTGCACCTGCTTCAGAAGCATAATTTTCAGCTATTGTAATTATATTACCTAACCCGGCATTTACTACTGTATTATTTAAAGCCGAGCCGGTTAAAGATCCTTCTAGTGAAATATAGTTATCTCTTATTTTAAATAAGTATATTTCATTACCATAAGTTGTAACAGCATTTTCAAAACAAGTATAAAAGTTTACATCTTGTAATTCTACATCCATAATTGGGTAGCCTAATCTGTTTGCACAGTAGTTTGCTACTTTAGGACCGTCTAATTGGTATGCTGTATCGTTGTCGTAAAATCCGAAAGGGGTAGATCCTGATATTGGTGCAGGAGTTCCGTCGTAAATTGCCTTATTAGCCATTATTTATCAATTAGTATTTATCTAATATAAATATGGCAAGAGATCGTTTCTAAAGATGTTCTTTATATATGGCTAGGATCGGTTCTACTATCTCGTGTCTATGATTTACTTTCAAATGTACTGAAGCTGTACCTGGAATATGACCTGCTACTGCTTTATTTAAGAAGTATAGTCCGGACATCTTTCTATCTTTTAGATCAGTCTGCTGAACATCACCTACAATTACCATTTTAGATCCTTGACATAGTCGGGTTATAACTAATTCCATTTGACGATCGGTAACGTTCTGTGCTTCATCTATAATAACAAAAGCATTTGATATATTTCTACCTCTCATAAATGCAAAAGGAATAATTTCTATTAAACCGTCCTGAATACACTTCTCGATTTTTTCTTTAGAATATAATCGATGCATATTCTCGTATATAGGAGCGACAAAAGGGTCCATTTTTTCCTTTATATCCCCAGGGAGAAACCCTAGTTCTTCACCAGATGTTATAACAGGTCGGGCAATAATAATCTTTTCAATCTCCCTATTGAAAAGTAGGTCTAACGCAATTTGACACGCCAGTAATGTCTTACCAGATCCGGCTCCACCGGTTAATATGGTAATTACATTTTCTAAGATCTTTGCTTTAGCTACTTTTTGTTCTTCGTTTAAAGTAATTTGAAAATTAATAGGGTTTTTAGGCTTACGCTTAGGAACGTATACCGAATCAGTATAGGGTTTGGAACTCATATTTTATAACGTTATTTAATATAAATATGTTTAAATAAAAAAAGGCCAACATTTCTGTCGGCCTTTCTTTAAAGGTTAAACTTTATCTAATAATTAGACGATGTTTAAGTCTGCTACTAATACTTTACCGTAGAATTCAGGACGGATCATTTTCTTAGCATAACGAGTCATGATACCTTTACGTGGAGTGAAGGTGTCTGGATCGTAAACAAGAGGAGTCATGATTAACGGAATGTAAGGAGCGTAAACTGCACCTGATTCTAAGAATTGGTTACCACGGAAGCCTAATAAGATTAAGTTTTCGTTCATGTAAGGATTCTTGAATACTTTGTAACGGCTATTTAATTGACCAACTTTCTGTACACCGAAAGCATATTTCATAGTGTCAGCAGCACCATCAGTATCAGCTGCAAATCCTGGAATAGATTCTAAGATAGTAGCGATAGCTGGAGATACCATTAAGAAGTTAGCACCACCACGTAAAGTACGTTGGTGAATAATGTTAGATACTTTTTGTAATTTGATACCTAAAGTTTGGAACCAAGACATTTGAGTGTAATATACACCTGAAACGTTTGAATCAAATCCAGTACCTGCTGCGTTGATTTGGTTACCAACTTTAGCTGACCAAAACTCAGTAGTTGGAGCATTCTGGATTAACATATCTAAGATTTCTAAGTCAATCTCTAAAGAGATATACTCAGATAACATAGAAGTTAATTCAGCTTCTGCATCTAATGAATGGTAAGCATTTAAATCTTGTGCAAATTCTGGAGTCCATTGTGCTTTCAATTTACGAGTTTTCGCAGAGATAGCTTCTGAACGTAATTGAACGTTGATTTCAGGGATAACGATAGTAGTTGCTGATAAATCGTTCGGGGTAGAGTATCCAGTTGCTGGAGCATCTTCAAAATCACCACGTTTAGCAAAGTCAGTCTTCTTGTTGTATTCAACTTGAAGGAATGAACCTGATAAAATTGCAGTTGCAGAAGAAGTTACGAAAAATTCGATGTTGTTACCGCTTAATTTAGTAAATGCCTGTAAGTTTTGTCCTACAGTTACAGTTGAACCTGAAGTGATAATGAAAGCACGGATGCCATTAGGATCGAAATCAGTTAAAGATGAAGTAGCAACAGCTAATTTTTTGATCTGACCAGCTACGATTGAACCTGTTAAGGTAGAATCGAAGTTAACATCAGCAAAAGTTGCAGATGAAGTAGCAGCAGCAAAAGAAGCTGAAAACTGGTTGATTGAGTAACCGAAACGGCCAGCGCCATAAAGACCACCGGCTTTATCGTTACCAAATCCAGAGTCACCTACTACAGTACGGTTACCATAAACTGAACCAGTATTTGCACCAACACCGAATGGGTTTTTGTCAGTACCATATTGGAAGTCTAAGTAGAATACTAAACCTGCAGGTAAATTCATCGGCTGTACAGAAACGAATTCTTTAGCAGCGATTTGACCAAATACTTTACGTACTAAAGGCAAAGCTACACCAGCATACTGCTCACCTGTACCAGCGGTAAATGTACCACCAGAAGTAGTACCACCACCAGCATTAGAAGCTTCAACTACTAGTTGTTTTGCTTGGTTTTCCAACAAAACAGCCATGTTTGTTTTTTCTTGACCTTCTAGGCCTTCTAATAAGCCTGAACGGTTCCATTTTGTTACTAGCTTTTGAGCGTCAGACTGCATACTTTTGTAAGGATTTGCAGATTCTAACAAGCTATTTAAATTGTTTTCCATTTTTTCTAAATAAAAAGTTAAATTAATTTTGTTTTTTAATACCAGCTAAAATTTGTAAACGATTTACATAGGTATCAGCTTCTACAATTGGTTGAGCTGGTGCACTACCGATTGGTTTTGAAGCAAATCCTACAGATTCTTTAATAGTATTTTTTGTAGTACTAGTAGTTAAAGATTCTTTTAATGTTTCGTAAATGTTTTGAGCTTCTTTTGTAGTGGCTGCTCTATCAAAAGCGTTAACTACTTTCACTTTTTGTGATTCAGTTAAGTTTTTTGATTTGAAAATTTTGTTAACGTATAATAACTTAGCATTTAATAAGTTGATTTCGTTTAAAGAATCTTTTAAAGAATTGATAGTTTCAACAGCTTCATGTAATTCATCTTTAAGCTCTTTTACTTTACCAACTTCTTCCATTTTTTCTTTTCCTTCTTCTTCTTCTAATTCAGCTAAGATCTCATCTAAACCGATAACATCTTCTTCACCACCTTCTAGATCTCCTTCTGCTTCGTGACCAGCTAATACATCTGCTAATACATCGCGGATAAGATCTTTAAATTCTTCTACTGACAGTTCAGCTATTTCTTCGCCACCTTCGGTTTCAAATTCTTCTTCAGCTTCTTCAGCGTCTAATTCTTCTTCACCCATTTCGGTTGCAGCTTCTTCTCCATCTTCCTCAGCTTCTAAAACATCATTAACGTCGTGTGCATGATAAATTGCTTGTTCGTCTTCTGCTCCTTCTTCTAATTCAGCTAGAATTTCTTCTAAAGTCATTTCATTAACATCAGCTTCTTCCATATCATGTTCTTCTTCCATATCATGTTTTTCTTCTTCCATGTGATGTTTTTTAGCTTCCATGCTATGTTTTTTAGCTTCCATACTATGTTTTTTTCCTTCCATACTGTGCCCTTCTTTTTCCATATCGTGTTCTTCTTCTAAACTATCATCTTCTAATTCTGATAATTTTAAACGGAACATTTCTTGGATTTTTGGATTAAAGGCTTCAGCAATAGCTTCTTTAGCTTGTGCCATTGAAATGTCTTTAAGCTGTTTTGCATCTGCAATAGCTTGCTTGTACAATTCTTGATTTGCCATAATTTTTTTTGATTGTGATTGCTTATTGAGGATATTCAAGCAATATAAGGTTTTTAATAAAACAATATCGTATTGGGACGATATATACAGTAATAAATATATACTAGACTACCAAAAACTAAAAAAGCTCATAAAAAATATAAGCTTCTTTAAAAATTATTTAAAAATATACTATCTAATACAGCAGATACCTGCCTGCTCGCATATAATTTGAGATACTAATTCATTTACCTTAGTAAATTTACTAGCTTTGGCTATGTCCTGAGCATTATATCCTTCGTTTAATCCTAGAGGATGAACATAAGCACCATATGTAGATGGTGTTGATACGAAATCCCAGCATATAATCTCTAAATCTTCTTCTACCTGAACCAATCCTTCACCCATTGGTGATACTGATCCTAATGCTCTAGAAGATACTCCAACATTAATACCTGACATGAATAATTCTTTCAGGATATTACCTGAAGGAGTAGGTAAAATTTCGAATTCTCCGTAAAGATCATCACCATCCCACCAAATTCTAGTTATATTATGGCAAACGTTTTTTAAGTTTATAATAGAAGATTCAGGATGATCTAGTTCACCTAGAGCTCTTTTTTCAGCAACAGGACCTTTTATATATTTACTAACTTCTCTTTCTAAGATAGCTTTTTCATATATTCTTCTATTAGCATTCGGCTTATTAGCAGCCTGCATTTTACCTGCTACAATTAAGTTTTTACTAGGATTTAATCTAGCTTCCTGTAATTGCTGGGGTAGAGGCTGAAATAATAAATGCTCTATTAATACCTGCTTACTCATTACTGAACTGTTCTTTTAGTATATTTAACACCAGTACTTTTTAGATTTTGCTCAAATCCAGGTGCATCAGTACTTTTTACAAATTGTTCTTTTCCTCCAACTGTAAATCCAACTGCTTCTTTTTTTAATTGTTTAACTATATACTCTTTAATTTTATCTTTAAGGGTATTTTTTTGAGTAACTGGTTTAGTTAATTTATTAGTAAGATCTTGTTTTTGTTTTTTGAAAAGATCTTTATTATATTTGTTAAGGTCAAATTTTTCTTCTTTACCTTCTTTCATCAATTTAACACCTTTAGGAGCTGCACTAGTTGCTTTTTCTTTTTTACCTAAATTAGTTTTAGTATTAGCTAATTGATTTTTAACTAAAGTTTTTAATTGATTAAGATCATCTACATGATTATCTTTTTTTAATTCTTGTTCTTTAGCAGCTTTAATCTCTTTGCTATTGATTACCCCAGTTGCAGCTGCTTTTAAATTAGTATAATAAATTTGATCTTTAGCAAGATTCTTTAATACTTTTTTAATTACTTTTTGTAAGTTTTCAGCAGAGTAATCATTAGTTACATCTAATTCATAATCTATACCTGAAAAATATTCTAAAGGATTTACTCTATCTAATTCTGCTGATGTTTTAGGGTCAAGTTCAATATCTTCTCTTAAATGACCACCAGGTAGAGTATGTTTAGCATCCTGCTCATCATTATATGTTGCAATAATTGCATCATCTTCTTCTTTAGTTTCACTAAACATTTGAGTTAGCATTTTAAAATCCTCTAGAAAATAAGATCTGTAATATAATCTTTTAGCATGATCAATTAGACCATCTCTATCTTCTACGTATTCATCCCATTCATCCCACCAGAAATCTACTGCCGATTCTACTGCTGCTTCAAATCTAGGATCGAAAGGCATTGGCATTTTTTTCGGTTCACCTATATCTTTATGTATCGCTCTATTAAAAGTAGCTTGATCTGAACTGCCCCAATCTTCGTTTAATGATTCAGGTAAATGTCTATCACGGTCTTGCTGAAATTCATCATACTCATCTGCATATCTTACATTTCTAGTATGATCTTCATAATCTTTTAAATCACCTATAGAATATCTTTCGCCGGTTTCAGCATCATATTTTATAATTCTATCACCGCTTCCGATATAATAATTTACATAATCATTAGTTAAGCTAAAATATAAAGGTTCTCCTTCTTCATCTTCTTCTCTTTTTTCTACCTTATCACCAGATGCTGATTCAATAGCTGCTTTATGAAAGTCGAATTTAGGATTTTCATATAAGAAATCCATCATTTCTTCTGCTTTTGTATCTTGTTGATCTGTATCCATATCTTCTTTTATTTCATTTAAGATTCTTTTATTTTTTAAGATCTTAACTGCATCATCAAAAGATGTTACATTAGAAACATAATCAGATAATGTTCTCTTAACATTAGTCAAGAAATTATGTTTTGACATTTTACCTTCTAATAGGTCTTTGTACTGGTTTTGTATCGGTTTCATATTTAAAAAATTATCTACCCTGTCCTCTATATTTTTTTCCTACACTTACGTGCTTATTTACTCTTTTTTTAGCTTTACCTATTCTTTTCTTACCAAATGATACTTTATTGTTAGTACCGGATGTTTTAACCTTTGCCATCTACTTTAACTTTTTAGCTTTAATATATACCTCTTTAATAGTTTGGGTAACTTTATCTAAAGCATTCAAAGTATGTCTAGATGACTTAATTTCGTCAACCTGATTTATTTCTTCTTTTAATCTTACTGCATATTCTAAAAGTTTATTAAGTTCGTTAGTTCTATTTTTAACTTCTAAAATTGCTTTATGGTATTGTTCGGATTTAGATCTGGTTTTAGTTTCGTTTCTAAATCTAGAGTAATTTTCGTTTGTTAATTCCTTCGACATTAAGGCTTTTATCTTTTCAACAGTTTCTTTATCCTTATCAGAAATTTTTACTTTTTTAGTAAATTCTTTTGTTTTTGGATCTTGAACTGTTTCTATTTCTTCTTCTTGAAATAATTGCTTATAATCAATTGCCTTAGACTTACGATTAGGAATAGAAGGAGCATTTTTCCAACCCATTTTACTGGTTAAGTAGTTATGCGCGGCACCTTTAGCTTTTTTATTTGGATTAAAAGCAGTATTGCCTAAGTATCCTTCACCACCTGTTGCAGATTCTTCATCTATATTAAGTAGTTCTAATACTTTTAATCTAATCTCTTTTTTTAACTCGTCTTTGGTCATTTTAAAGATGATTTAATTTCTTTTACTAGTTCGTAGTATTGCATTATAGAAACCAAATTTTCATCCTTTATAGATTGCCTTTCTGAAATAGGTTTAATTAAATTTAATACCTCGTTTAATTTAATAGTAGTTACTTTATCTTCTATTTGAGGAATTAAATTCTCTATTTCATCTTTTACCTGATCTATTTTATTATTTAAAAATTCTTTTAACTGTTTAGTATCAGATACATTATTTATGTATTCTTTTAATATTCCTTTTTGTTCTTCTGAAAGATCGCTGTATTGAGTATTAAATTTTTCTACTAATATTCTGTAGGCTAAAATTCTAACATCTTTATCTTCTTTCATGAATTCTTGTACTGCTTTTTTCTCTACCTTATCTTCACTCATTAACTCTTTAGTGATGTGTTCTAAGATAGTAATCTTATTAACAATAAGATTTTTAGTATCAGTAAATTCTTTAGATTTAGATGTTTCTAATAAATTATATGTTGCAGCAAAGATTTTATAATTATCTATTTTAGCTTTAAAGAAATTTTCTACATCGTAATGCTTTTTAATTTCTCTAATTAAATTATATTTTTCTTTATTTAATTTATCTGAATTAATCTTTTTATTTTGATCTAAAACAGCATTAATTAAAGTTTCTGCTTTTCCTTCTGATAATTTAGGTGCGTTTGCAATAGTATTGTAAACGTTATATTCTTTTGATAGTTCTGTTTCTTTAAAATATTTTCTAATTATAGAAACTGCTTTAGAGTCCTGATTAGACATCATATCAGAAGTTACTTGACGCACAAGTAGTTCAAAGAGAATACCAGTGTTTTTAAATTTAGAATGTTTTTTAATATTACTCATACGATATGATATACTAATAATAAATATCTAACTTATTCAATATCATCAATTATATTATCCTCATGAAGCAAATCGCTTTGTTCGAATAAATTAATTTTACGATCGATATTTATTTTTTCAAACATACTCTTATTAGTATGATACACTATTTGTGTATTTTTATTTTCTAAAGCCAGAGGTGATCCTCCTGCATATTTAGTTCTTCCAGTACCATCTTCTCCAGAATTAGAATTATTTTTCATATCATAATTACCCATTCTATCTCTTCCAAGAGGATCTTTAGTTGTTCCTATAAATGAAGCTTTTTCTTGAGGACGACCTGGTTTGTGGATAGGTTCATTTGGATTTTTCTCATTATATCCTAGTGGAACTTCTGAAGCGGCTGTTCTATTAGCATTACCTCCGTAAAGACTAGCGATTTGATGCGGGGTTCCATATGCTTGATTTGATTCAGAAGGATCATTACCTTCGTTTTCAATTTGAGCATAACGGAATTGACGTTTCTTATCTTCTAATAATAAGTCTCTCATTTCATCATATTCACTTTCACTTAAGTGGAATAAATTATCGTATATGTAATCTGATGGGAATAGGTTATTTTCCATCATTTGAGAAGCTAGATCGATTTTCTCTTTCATTAGAGCTACTCTTTCCTGATCATAGATAATTGAAGGAGTAGTTAAGCTTAATTCAAAGTTTACTAATGAATCACTAGTGTATCCTTGTGTATATAAATGTACTAAAGCTATCTTAGTTAACTCAGATAATACAATTCTCTGGATTCTTTCGATAGTTCTAGCAAATCTAATATCTTCTGCAGCAAGAGTTGCTTTACCTGATAAATCCTTTTCATAACCCATAAAGGCTTTAGGGATTTTTAACGCTGCAAATAATTTATCTCTTAAATAAGCAACATCTTCGATACCGTTATACTGTAATCCAGGTACAGTTTCAATACGAGTTGATTGGTCATTACCT